ACTGCTAATCCTAAACCATATTCTATTATTGTAAATGAGATGATTAATATGAATGAATATATTGGTGACCTTATATACAAGGTTAACAATATTCGTGGTAGATCCGAGGTATAAATGTGGAGGCTGATTGCTAAGGCTCTTGGTCAAAAAAGTGGTGATAATGATATCGAGGCCGACATAATCGCTTGTATTCGGTTGATAATTGTGTTATCATACATCATTACTAATTGTTTTATTATAGCAGGCGTCTGGAGGCACTGGTGATTTCTATTTTGCATTATATATCGGCCGGTCGCCGTTTAAAAGAGTCTGAGAAGACTGTGTACATGATGGGTGGTGAAGATGAATGTCCACCTATGTTATTGGCTCAACGTGATATGATTAAGAATGAGAGAGATTTCTACAAGGAAGAATCAATACAATTTCTTTTGAGACTATCTATCGTTTTGGCTTTGGTTCTTGCTTATTATTTTGGTTGGATGTATTATGAAAATTTCTGAGTTTGTTACTGAACAGTTTAAGGTAATCCTTCTTGTGATTGTCATGGTTGGTGCAATTGTATTGGGTGCTTTTGCTCTCACACAGTACAAGGCTCTACATGAAGTGCCTGTACCACTCAAAGACTTTAAAGATGGTGTACAGAACCACCTATTGTGGTCAATTAAAGGTGAATGTTATTTCGTTAGACCAAATAATGAGGTGACTACATATTTGATCCGTGTTAGTGATTGTGATAAAAAATAAGGAGTGTTAAGATGAGTTTGTTTATTGAAGTCAATTCTATTGAAAAAGGTTGTCCTGTTCTTATCAACTTGGATGAAGTCATTGAGATTGCACCATTGGCCTCTGGTGGTTGTGCATTGTTCTTCCCTGATGCAGCAGCAGTTGGTGGTAAGAATTCAATGAAGGTGACCGATTCATATGCTTTGTTCAAACAATTGGCAATGCAAATGGTTACACCAGAAGATATTGCTAAGAGATTCCCAAAGAAAGCAGAAGTTAAACCTGAAGTTGTACCACCAACCAAAGTAACTAAAGGTAAAGGTGAGTTAGAAGGTTTGGATATTCCTAGACTTGGATCATAATGAACGATTTACTGAGAACAACCTTTGGGTGGATTAAAGATGACTATACTAGCCATCGTTTTAGGTTTTTTGTTGAGTTGTTGGCTTGGGCTATCAGTATTGGTTGTTCTCTTACAATGGCCATTACTGTACCTAATCCTCCTCTTATTCTCATGTATCCTGTATGGATTACTGGTTGTTCTTTGTATGCTTGGGCTGCTTACACCCGTAGGTCTTTTGGTATGTTGGCCAACTATATTCTACTTACAACTATTGATGGTATAGGTTTAATCCGAATGTTGACAAACTGATTTGAATGTGATACAATTATATTATGTTAATAAATCCCAATAAACAAGTGATATACGGTGGCTACGGTACCGCCAACTACATACAAAACTATGGTTCTGCGGGTCCATATAAAATGGAAATTCCACAACCTTGTATTGAAGTAAATAAGACTTTACAATATGAGTTTCGTGTGTTAGAATCAGTCAAAGATGGTGAAGTTATCAAAGTTGGTTTACAGGTTAAAGCCTATGAGTTAGACCATTATGGTAGTCGTGTGATGCTTTGTGATTGGACTGATGTTGAACGAGTAAGACTTGAAGTATGAATGTAGCATATTCTATTTTTATAAATAAATATAAAAGGAATATGCTATGGCAAATCAATACGGAAATGACTTACAACCAATAAAATGTGATGTGTGTGAAATAGAGCAAGCTAGAAGATTTTTTTCTTACAATGATAGATACCAAGGCGCCAAATCAGGTTACAGAACTACATGTAAAAAATGTAGCCGTAATGCTAAAGCTATTGAAAAAAGAAATCGTGATTGGAAATATAAACCGGCTTTGCATATGTTAAACAATTCAAAACAAAGAGCAAAAAAAGCAGGCATAGAACACACTATTACTGTAAATGATATAGTAATTCCAGATTATTGTCCAGTATTAAACATTAAATTGGATACTGGTGATAGAAGACGCCACGGAAATGCACCAAGTATTGATAGAATTGATAACACTAAAGGTTATACAAAAGAAAATATAATGGTTGTTTCTAATAGAGCAAACATGTTGAAAAATGATGCATCACTTGATGAATTGATTATGATTGGTAATTTTTACCGTAACTTGAAGGAGAAACAAAATGAACATCTTTTATCTACATCCAGACCCCAAACAATGCGCTCAATGGCACATCAGCAAGCATACCACAAAGATGGTAGTTGAATATGCTCAATTACTTTCTACTGCCCACCGTATTCTTGATGGTACTTTGTCTACTGGCCTCTCTGAAGCTGGTCGAAAGCAAACGAGATATGTTCTTTCTGACGAGCGTGAGCATATACTGTATCGCTCTACTCATAGCAACCATCCTTCAGCTGTTTGGGTAAGACAATCAGATTCTAATTATGTTTGGCTGTATAAATTGTTGTGTGAGTTGTGTGGCGAATACACCTATCGTTATGGCAAAGTACATTCTACTGAACGATTGTTAGAATCATTGTCATTTATACCAAATAACATACCAAATGGACCATTTACGCCACCTACGCCAGCTATGCCTGATGAAGTTAAGGTCAAAGGCGATGCATTGGCGTCATATCACAATTACTATATAAATAATAAAAAGAGCTTTGCTTCATGGCAAGGTCGTGTTAACTCTCGTGATGTACCTAACTGGTTTAAATAAATTGCCTACATATCAATTCTTAAATACTGAAACAAATGAAGTTGAAGAACACCGTATGTCATACACGGTGTTGGATGAATTCAAAGAAAACAACCCACACTTACAAAGACACTTCACCATAGAAGGCCTTGCTGGTCTTGGTGACGGTATGCGTATGTCAACTCCAGGTACTGGACAACCTGTTAAAGCCTTTGAACAAGGTGTGATTCAGCGTATCAAAGATACCGTTCCAGGTAATACTTTGGCTAAATCACATAAAACTAAGATGCCTAGAGAATGGTAAAAGTGAATCAAATTCCCGCTTTATTCCTACCAAAGAAAGGTGTGCATGAACCAAAAGCCCCCTTGAATAAATCTCCTTCCGTTAATTCCAATAACAAGAAAAGGAGACCTAATGTCCAAAAAAAGAATGATGTCCAGAGCGCAGCGTATCTATTACGAACAATGTAAAAAACAGAGGATATTGAAGGAACTTGCAGAATATCATAAAATGATGAGAGAATTGGAATCTAAGTCACATTATTACAGAGGGGCAGACATATAAATACACCGTATTAGTCAATCATAAAGAGATATATAATGACAATAACGGTAGCAGGTTCAACAATTACATTTAGTGACGGTACGACACAAAGTACCGCCACTTCAGGCTCGGCCGTCACAACAATCACATACGATAATAGAAATTCTCTAAGGTCTTTAACGCCTTCGAGTAATTTGGCTATCCAAACTGTGGATAGTTTAGGCGTATTCACATATTTTGCTACAGGTCAAACTGAACCTGATGATGATGAGACAGCTTTCATAGTTGGTGCTGGACCTGGAGTTTGGTTAATGACTTCACCTAGTGTTGATATCATAAGAGCTTATGATTTACCAGATTTTGAATACATGTCGGCAAAAATAGGATAATAATAAGGAAAAAATGCCATGCCAATGTTAAGAGCCCTCAGGTTAGTTAATGCGATATCATCAGGTAACACATCAGGTGCCTGTTTAGATTCGTTATTATGTGGTGATCCAGGTCGATGCGCTGATTTTGCATCGATAATGGCATTACCCGGTCAAACATACACAATAGCTTCATCACCAACAGCAATGTGTGCAATCTTCAATTCAAGTGCTGCTACTTGTGTGGCACTTACATATCCAGTTATGTGCGCTAGAATTGTGTGTAATCCAGCAACATGTATATCAGCAAACTCCGGTGTTGTACAGGCTATTAGCAGTTATGTTAACTCATCTTGCGCCATGACAAAACTTGCCAATCTTGCAACTAATTTTTCTGCTTTAACGACAGGAAACAATACTTGTTTTATTAATTGTTTTTTCTCATCCGCAACAGCAATTTGTGTATTTTCAACTACTTCTTGTTCATTAAATTATAGTTGTGGATATGGTCATACAACAATGAATTCTTTTTTGGCTTCGGCATATGGTTCTTGTTGGTTTCCTTATATGTCTTTTCAAAACAATCCTTGTGCATATGCAACGGGAGTTCCATTTTGTAATGCTTCTACACAATCTTGTTGCTGTTATTGTGCAAATAATATGTCTTGGAATCCAAAAGGAGTAAGTTCTCTCAATTGGTGTGGAACTGTGTGGTGGATAATGAATGGTGCTACTTGTAATGTTAGCGGTTGCTATGGTTGTTCAGTTGGTGTTGGTTGTGCTCCTTGTTATATTATGACACCTTCTGCTTTAGTAAGCAATAATTGTGGAGCAAGTTGGTTTCCTGTTTTTACATATCTATGTTATTGTAATTTTTCAGGAATATCATATGGTTCTAGCCTTATAGGTCCTTCTTATCAAAATTATGGATTTGCTACAGCTTGTCTTTATAATACTGGCCAATACTATGTGAGCATGACAGCTTTATGCGGTTGTGCGGGTAAATGTTATTCTTTGTTTAGTTTTGGATCTTCTTGTGCTCAAAATTATGGATGTGGTGCCTTTTATAATTTCTATGGTATTTTGGGTCCTACTCCTTGTTGTATAACTAGTTTTTCAGTAGGACCTGGTCTTTTTATTCCATTTGCTACTGCTTGTTGTGGTTTTTCTGGTGTTGTAAGTGCAGCAACCAGTTTTAGTTTTAATGCCAGTACAACTTGTAATATTGCAATTTCACATGCAACAATATCTGGTGTTGCTATTTGGGTATCTCAATACTGTGCATGTTCTTGTGCTTTTAATTATGTGAATGCAACATCAATAAATAATGCTTGTAATAATTGTTGCTCTTGTTGGTCGAGTTCAGCTTCTTGTAATTGTTTATCTAATATGGGTTTTCAAGCAGCTGCTGCAATATGTAATACGATTATATTAATTCCAAATAATACATCATGTAAAGTTGTTTTGACATGTGATGTACAAACATTTACGTGCGGAACAAATAACCCATGTTCATATGTAAACAATATTCAACAATTTGCTTGTGTGTGTAATTATCTTTGGGCTTGGCCTGCTAGCGGTCAAACAGCAGCATATTCTACAAATTGTGGTGCTACTTGGACTTGTTACTGTTTGCCTTATAATGCAAGTAATTGGAATTTAGTTTTCTATAACGGTGGTTGGATGGCAGCTACACCATGTGAATCTAATAATAAAGTGTTCTATTCACCAAACTGTGGTGTAACTTGGTACACTGCTAACTTAAATTCTAATGCTTGTTGGGCTGTCGTATGTAATTCAGGATCAAATAATTGCTGGTTCTCTGTTGTAAATTGTTCTGGTTGTGTACAACACATTTTTTAATTGAGGTAAATTATGTTTAGAAATGACAAAGAAGATGATACAATACAAGATGTGATGGGTTATTTTGGTAACATATGGGTTAAATCTCATACGTTAAAGAAAAAAGGTCAAACTAATGGTGGAGGACACTCTCATCATTTTGATCACGTAACCCTTTTAATCAAAGGTTCTGTATCTGTATCTGTTGAAGGTGGTCCAGAAAAAGAATTTCATGCACCCACTTTTGTGATTGTCAAAAAAGAAAAATCACACAAGTTTACGGCTTTAGAAGATGATACAATATACTATTGTGTGTTTGCTCTCAGAGATATTGATGGTCAACCAATAGATGAAATGGTAGATGAAAGAAATACACCATATTATTCTGGACTTACTGGTGGATTAGGCATAATACCTCCAGAAAATGATAGTGATATACCTTCCATACATATGGAATGGTTAAAAAAGAAAACAATAATAGAAGTTTTAGAATAAGGAACATAAATGTATTCACTGACGATTACCAGAATAAGAACTGATGCTAATACAGCATTATATAACTTACAAAAAAGTGAAGCCTACATAAATTATCACAATGAAACATATGCAAATACAACAACTACACAATCAGCTCATTTTTCGGATGATGGTTTAACTCATACAGTTATTAGATTGGCTGAAGATAATGGTGTGTTAGCTAATTTTATTGCCGAATTTTCCAATACATCATCACCAATGTATGAATCGGTAATATATGAAAAGGAAAACGGTATTACACTAAGCTTCTCTGACATTACGGAAGTAGTGGATACCGAAAATACTTGACAACTATATAATGTTGTGATATAATGTATTGATATTGGAGTTTATTATGGCTGAAACACAAAAACCTAAAAACATTCTCACCGTAGAGAATCATTTTGCCACAACGGCATACTTTATAGACAAACCGGAATTCCTAGAGACTGCTCGTTTTGTCGCTAAAGAATACCTCTTAGATATTAAAAAGAATAAACCCAAGGTTGATAAACTCTATCCTGTCTATATGTCTGGTAGTTTCTACCATGATGAACGTGTCAGGAATTTGGTGATGTTCATTGCTTCTGCTTCTTGGAATATTCTAAATGACCAAGGCCACAACATGGAGAACCAAGAGGTGTACTTCCAAGAGATGTGGGCACAAGAACACTACACACACTCAGCCAACGAAGAACACATTCACGGTAATGGTTGTCAGATTACTGGTTTCTATATTCTAGAGGCACCAGAAGATTGTTCTATGATTGCTATACATGATCCAAGACCTGCAAAGAGACAAATCAATTTGCCAGAAAAAGATATGTCTAAAATAACATCAGCCAGTACTTCAGCTTACTATAAACCAAAAGCAGGCCAGTTGTATTTCCTAAATTCGTGGGTGCCACATGCTTTCACAAGGCATGGTTCTAATAAACCATTCAAGTTCATTCACTTCAATTTGGCCACAAGAATTGTTAAGTTGCCATCCAATACAACAAATACAGTAACAACATCTAATGTTGAGGTCATTTAATGAATCATTACACCATAAGATTCAACAAGAGTAGAGGACAACCAGGTCGTGGCACATTAGACCATGCATGGCGTATCTTTGAAAATGGTGATAAAGAATATTTGGTGAAGCATTTTAAAGTAAATGTTCCTGTGTTTGATGAAGTCACCGGCAACGGTATTGGTGGTGATGATTGGAATATGGCCTGTGATGGGTACATAAAATTTGATAAAGATACCTCTACAGCTATTATAAATCCTGATGTTTAATTATTGTCCTCCTGTAAAACTACCTGACTTAGAATCTAAAACTTTTGAAGATGGTAAACGATATTATGTAACACCTGAAGGCAATAGACTGCCTTCTGTTACAACGGTTCTTGGTGCCTTAAAGAAACAAGAAATCATGGCATGGCGTAAGCGTGTTGGTGAAGAAGCAGCCAATGCTATATCACGCAAGGCTTCTGGTCGAGGCACCAATGTTCATACTCTTTGTGAACGCTATCTCAACAATGAAAAACTTGGAGATATCATGCCAGATGCCAGAGAGATGTTTAATGATTTGATTCCTTATTTGAATAAAATTGATAACATATGGTACCAAGAGCAGGCACTATGGTCCAATCAACTTGGTCTTGCTGGTCGTGTTGACTGTATTGCTGAGTATGAAGGTGAACTCTCTGTTATTGATTTTAAGACATCTAAGAGAATTAAGACCAGAGAGAGCATTCAAGATTATTTCTGGCAGACCTGTGCTTATGCCTTGATGGTAGAAGAACTAACAGGCTATGCTATAAATAATCTCACTATTATCATGGCTGTTGACAATGAACAACCGATAATATTTAAAGAGAAGACCGAAGACCATATCGAAGGTCTAGTTAAAGCGATTCAATTTTATAAGGAACAAGAATGAAAAAGTTATTTGTATTATTTTTGATGCTGTTTACAGTATCTTCATTTGCATGGACACAACGTCAACCACAAGATCCAAAAACATGTGCTGTACATGCACCATTTGGTTTTCCACAAACTAATGGTGTAACAGCAGTTTGCCATCAGGCCTATTTTGTAGGTTATGATGCAGCTGCTAAATTGCCAAAGTATGTAACATATGAACTATTGCCACAAAATGCATTAGGTTGTGTTGCTCGTACTAACGCATTTGC